TGAACAGTTCAAGCAGGCTCTGGATACGGAGTTGGCAAATCAGGCAGCAGGCTTCGTAAGGACAGGATACCTGTTAAAAAAAGCAAGAGACACAGATATTCTTGCATCATCCGGATATAGCACCGTAGCGGAATTTGCAAAGGCAGAATATGGTCTTTCCAAAGATATCGTGTCCAGATACATAGCCATTAACGACAGATACAGTGAGGGCGGTTATTCTGACCGCCTCCAGGATAAGTACGAAGGGTACGGCGTGGCGAAGCTCCAGGATATGCTCACCCTTCCAATTGAGGTAGTAGACCTCATATCTCCGGAAATGACCAGAAAAGAGATTGCGGAAGTAAAGGCAGAGGTAAGGGAAGAGGAAGCCATATCACCGGTAGAAGTAGCCATTGAAGGCGAGGATGTGCAGCAGGCGGATATGGATTTAAGCCAGAAGGCTATCTTCCAGTATGCAAAAGACAATCCGGAGATATTTAAAAAACTGCTTAAGTGGAAAGAAACTGGAGATACAGAAGAACTTGAGAGCATCCTGGCACCATCAGGAATTGCAGTGCTGGCTTCCAGGCCACAGGGAATCGGAAAGGTATTCACATCCTTCAAAGGAGAAGGACAGCCGGTGGATATATTGGCAGTCAGAAACAATGAAAAGCAGACCTTAAGCATGGATGAGTATGCAGTCAAGGTCAGAGAGGTATTTGCCCCGGTGGCAGATATGCCGGATGCTTATGAAAAGCCGGAAGTTGTACCGGTGCAACCGGAAAATGTTACTGAAAAATCAGAAACCGTATCAGAAAAGCCGGAAAGCGTACCCAAAGAACTGGAAAACGTTGAAAAAACAGAATGCGAAGTGCTTTCCGGGGAAGTGGTTGACAATGAACCAGAAGAGCATATTCCGAAAGAAAACCATGAAGAAAAAGCCACAGAGGAAGTTCCGGTGGCAGCAGGCTTGGACAAAAATGTATTAAGAGGATATGCAGCGGCAGTGAGCGCCAGCATTAAGAAACTGGACCGCCTCTGGGAAAGCCGGGAACTGGAGAAGTGCTTGGAAGAATTAACAAGCATACGCTGGAGAATAGAGCAGATTCAGAAGAATGGAGGAAATGCAGAATGAAACCAGTGGAAAAACATTGAACTATCAAACACAACCAAATGAACATTTTGTGGAGGAAAACAAATGGCAACAGAAGCAAGAAGATATTTTTGTCATATCAGAGTTGATACGACATTTAATGCTGGCAACTTACCAATGCAGAACATTAAGTCTTTAAACGAAAAAATCACAAATGCAGTAGAGGAATGGTCAAAGGAAATGGCAAATAAGGGATTGAGAGTTGGTGTTGGTTGGGATTGGTCAGAAGCAACAAAACTCGATGAGGAACTGAAATTAAAATTTATGGAGATTAAACGATGAAAGAGAAAAAGAATTTCAGAACAATGAATTGTGATGGTTGTCAATGTGATGACTGTTATGAATGTGCAAGTGCGAACTGTGATATTTGCTATCGTGCAGAATTTGCTACAGAGGATCTTGATGATATGTACCATGTCGCAGGAAGCAGAAAAGAATGTGATTTTGACTAGATAAATTGAAATTTAACGGAGGTAAAAAATAGTGAAAAAAGTAAAATTCCCAAATGAATTAGACACTGAATCAACATATAATGTTTTGGTTAAAGGAGTATTTGATTTGTATGAAAGTGCAAATAGATTATATATGCGAAACGAAAAGAAATTGACCAAATCACAAATTTACGAAATTATAAGACATACTAATTCAAAAGCATGCGGAATTTGCGATGCTATCCGTTTGCTTGGATATGAAGTAAGAAATGATGGTGGTTTAATTGTTACTGACGAATATATGAATAAATTGTTTGCTTTGGAACAATCAGCAAAAATAGAAATGGAAAAAGAAAATCATTAAACTGAAATTTAACGAAGGAGCGTGAGAAAGTGGAGTTAAAAGAGCTTACAGAAAAGACAAAAGAATTATTCAACGCGGAAACAGGAGATCTTGGATCAAAAATATTTGAAACAGTGATGAATAACGATGTGACCGTATATGAAAAGTTTTGCGATATAGTGAAAGACCTGAGTGTAGACTGGCTGCAAATGATATATCAGTATTACTACGCCGATCGAAAAGAAAAAATGCAAGATTACACGCCGAAAAGCCTTGCTTTATTCATGGGAAAACTGGCGGGAGAAGCGGATAAAATCACAGACCTATGCGCAGGAAGTGGAGCGTTGACTATTCAGAGATGGAACATGAACCATGAACAAAGATTTGAACTGTATGAGTTCGACGAAAATGTAATTCCGTTCCTGCTGTTTAATATGGCGGTAAGAAACATCGAATGTACTGTATACCATTCGGACGTGCTGCAACAGGAGGTTTACCACACATATAAGATCACCAAAGGGGAACATTTTGGAAAATTTAAGGAGGTGCAAAAATGAAAAGAGCGTTGGTTTCAAATCCGCCGTATAACATGCAATGGGAAGCGCCGCCGTTTGCACAGCTGCAACCACGATTTGCAGATTGCTATACCGTGCCGCCGAAAAGCAATGCAAATTATGCCTTTGTTTTGACAGGGTTGGAAAAACATGATAGATGCGTTTATTTGCTCCCGGGATCAGTAATGAGTGGAAAATCGAAAGAAGAAACGGAAATAAGAAAATGGCTAATAGAAAAGAACCTCGTAGAAGCCGTGATTATATGCCCGGACAATATGTTTGAATCGACAGGGATAGGAACATGTATTATTATTCTGGACAAAAACAAAAAGAACGCAACAACTGAAATGGTGGATTGCAGAAGAAAATACAAGGAAGAAATTCGAGAGCAAAACGGACAGTATGGCGGAGCATCGCACACGAACAGGACATATAAGAAAACAATCAAGGTGATTTCGGAAGAAACAATGAAAGAAGTGATTGCGGCGATCGAGGAAAGAAAAGAGATTGCTGATTTCTGCAAAGCGGTAAGTATCGCGCGAATGAAGGAAGATAAATACACGCTTTTAGCAAGCCACTATTTGGATATGGCGGAAATAGACGTGGAACATAGAAGCTATGCTGACATTGTGAATGATATAAACAGGGTTACACGGGAAAAGAACGCCTGCAAGCTGACACTCAATGAATCACTCGCCAAAGGAATGGGATTTGACGTTGAACTATACAAGCAGGATCAGCAAGATACGGGGCTTAATGATTTTCTTGTTAAATTAGGAGCGGACAAACTGGAGCGGCAAGATTATTTCACTGCGACAAAAAAGAAAAATGAGATAAAATTTGAAAACAACAGTAAAGAGCAACTGTCAAGCATTCTGGTGATGATACTGCAGAACTGGAAACAACACATTTACTATCTGAATCAGGAAGAGAATCGCTATTTAGCAGAGCTACGAGACGCATTGTTACCGGAATTGATGAACGGGAAAATTGATTTAACTGAACTTTAATAGATGATCATGCAGCAGTGCTACTAAGGAGGTAAATATGAAAGTGAATCCATGGGAAATTGAAGCAGAGAAAAAGAAAGAGTTCATCGAATGCGCTGGAAACATTATGCCGGAGAGCATTGTGAACTGGCTATTCAGAATAGGTTATTTCATCGCACCTGCAGGCAAGACACATCACGGAGCATGTTATGGTGGACTATTTGACCACAGCTACCAATTCGCACAGGAGCTGTCAAACATGACAATCAAGCTGGGATTGAAATGGCAGAGACCAGAGTCTCCAGTAGTGATCGGATTGCTCCATGATGTATGCAAGGTCAATGAGTACAACATGATTGTAGACGAGAGCGAAGAGAAGGGATATCGAATCGAGTGGAACAAGAAACAGATTCTCACAGGGCATGGAGTTGCATCAGTCATGATGATTCAGCAATATGCAATGAAATCCGGAGACTTCATCCTCACAGAAGAAGAGATGATGTGCATCCGCTTCCACATGGGAGCATACACAGACAAGTCAGAGTGGGAGTTCTACGGAAGAGCAATCGAGGAGTATCCGAATGTACTCTATGCACACACTGCAGATATGATTGCTTCTCAGATAAAGGGTGTGTAAAAAATGAAAGAAGAGATTGTTAAAATGATGGTAGGAATGTCAGGAAGATACAGTTATCATACAATCTTCCAGGACTGGGGCATGAGCAGCTATCGACTACACAGATTTATTTGGACATTGATGATGAAAAAACGCACGCATCACATAAAAAATACGCTATGTAAAGTCAAAGGTGCAGCAGGCTAGAGAGGAGGCATGAATGGAGCGTAGAGTGGTAAAGCAGATAGTCAGAGAGACATTGAGGGAGCTTATAGACAGTGAGATGCTGGAAGAGCCGTACAAGCTCATAGAAAGAATAGTTGAAAAGGAACTGGAGGCATTTTTCAAGCAGGAGAATAAGAAGATGTATCCAGTCATTCAGAAGATGAGTAATGACCCATATATCGATATCATATATGGCAGATACCGGGATGATATGAGCATGTCAGAGATAGCGGAGCAGTTGGAGATTGACAAGACAACTGCTTATCGACATAAGAAGAGACTGATCGTACAGATATATGATGAATTGAACAGGACACAGAGAAAGGGCAGGGTTTGAAACCTTGCTCTTTTTTTTACTACAGTTGTGCAAATAATAGAAAAAAAGAAACAACTCTTATATGCTTTCTGCATATAGGAGTTGTTTTACGTTAAGGGGGTGGAGGCATGGCGAGAGGTCGTCCGGGAAAGAAAGACGAAATCTGCAAGCATAAGGCAGATATTGAAAAGTGGGCGGCGGAAGGTCTCACGATGGGACAAATAGCCAAGAAACTGGGAGTTTCAGAGTCCACTCTTTATAAATACAAAGCTGAATTGCCGGAGTTATCGGAGACCGTTAAAAAGGGCAGGCGGGAAGCCGTTGCTGAGCTTGAAAACATGGCTTTCAAAGCCGCAAAAGGCTACACAATCACGGTGATAAAGCATCAGAAAGTGAAAAGGATTGAGTATGAGGATGGAAAAAAGAAACTCGAGAAAGAAGAAATGGTTGAGTATGAAGAAGAAGTCTACTTTCCACCAAATCCGGCATTCAACCTGTTCCTTTTGAAAAACTGGGGCAAATACAGCAATGAGCCAGAGACGGTGAAGCTCCGGAAGAAAGAAGTGGAGCTTCGAAAAAAACAGATAGAGGAAGGAAGTTGGTCTTAATGATTTTTGATTTTGGAAAATTATGGCAGAAAAGTTATGTAGGAATGATAATTCATTCCACAACGTTGGAGTCTGAAGAAGCTGTGAAAGCAATGTACGGTGGAAAAAAATGGGAAAAGGTAGGCGGTCAATTCCTTATTGGAGATGATTATAAAAAGACAACGCAGGGGTCAAGTACAATAATTGGCGGAAAGTACCTTGCCGGAGCAACAGGCGGCTCAGAAACAGTGACTTTAAACATAAAGCAAATTCCGAGACATACGCATTCTATTGGTGTGATGACATCACAAAAAGAAGCACCAAATATGGGTTTGAGCGAGGCGGGATTGAAAACTGGAGGAGGTTTTGCAAACAGACTAATGGTTAGTGGTGGAAATTATAATGTCAGTAGCACAGGAAGCAGTCAGGAGCATAACAATATGCCACCATATAAGGTTGTTTACATTTGGGAAAGGACGGCGTAAAGGAGAGAAAAAATGGGATTAAAAAAAGAAATAACATTGGAGACAGGAGCAACAGCGTCATATCACAGAATCCGCTCTATTGAAAAAGGAATTAACAAGCTGACCGTAACCGTGGACAGCTATTCAAAAGAAGAATACAGAGACCTTGAAAAGGATATCCCAGAGATGATTGCTGGAATCGGAGAGAAAAGAAATAGATTAGCGGTGCTGAAAGAAAAAGAAGAAAAAACGGAAGAGGAAGAGGCAGAACTTCAGAATATAGAGGATTTACTGAAAAGATATGAAAGTTGTGTTGAAAAAAATGGAGACCTGTCACTTGACCGGGAGACAATAGACATCCCGTATTTGAAGACTGGAGACATATCTTTCCAGGCAGTATATGACATTTTGAAACAGGATGGAAAATACAAAGATGCGGAGGATTGCTGATGATATGGCAGTATGTACAGCTCCACTGGCTGGAGTGGCTTTTTACAATAATAACTGCAATTCTCGGATTCCTCTATAGAGATATCAGAAAAAGGATGAAAAAGGAACAGCAGAAAAACAATGCAATCGCTGACGGAGTTCAAAGCCTGCTCAGAGAGAGCATTGTTCAGAACTATAACAAATACCAGGACAAAGAGTATTGCCCGATTTATGCCAAAGAGAGCATACAAGGCTTATCACAACCTGGGTGGAAATGATGTTGCAACAAAATTATATAACACACTTCTGGAAATGCCGGAAGAGAAGGGAGAAGAACATGGGAAAGATGTTAAAGAATAGTGTGCTTAAGACAAGCGTAAATACAAAGAAGTGGTGGAAAGCAGCAGGAATCAGGGCAGTAAAAACAATGGCACAGGCTGCAATTGCAGGAATTGGCACAGCAGCAGTAATGGGACAGGTCGACTGGAAGTATGTGATATCCGCATCAGCAGTAGCTGGAATCATTTCACTTCTCACATCAGTAGCCGGAATCCCGGAAGTAAAGGAGGAATAGAGGTTGAGAGATATTACAAAGTTACATCCTGAATTACAAAGGAAGATTGGAGAGCTGGTATTAGCCTGCACAGGACAGGGACTTAAGATTGGATTCAGCGAATGCGTAAGGACAGTGGAAGAGCAGAATGCCTTATATGCAAAAGGCAGGACGGCACCAGGGGCGATTGTCACAAATGCAAAGGGAAGTGACTACAGCTCACAGCACCAGTGGGGTATTGCGGCAGACTTTTACAGAAATGACGGAAAGGGAGCCTTTGACAATACAGACGGGTTCTTTGAAACAGTAGGGGCAATTGCAAAAAGCATTGGTCTCGGATGGGGCGGCGATTGGACAAAACCAAAAGACAGACCACACTTGTATCTTCCGGATTGGGGAAAGACTCCAAAGACATTGAAAATGCAGTATGGGACACCGGATGTGTTCTTTGCGTCATGGTACAAGGCAGAAGAGAAAAAACCGGAAGTTGCACCGGTGCAACCAGAACTTTATTGCGTAGGGAATACATATACGCTTCAGAATGAGATGAAAGTCAGAACCGGTCCTGGAACACAGTACAGAGCAAAGAGCCACAAGGAACTGACAGCCGATGGACGTAAACATGACAAGGATGGAGATGGAGCGCTGGACGCAGGCACACGGGTTACCTGTAAAGAACTTTCCAAAGATGGAGAAGACATCTGGATGAGAACACCATCCGGATGGATTGCTGCATACTACAAGGGCAAGGCATACATTCGATGAGCAGAAGTGAATTCTACCGTTCAAGGAGCTGGAGAGAGTTTGTCGAGCTTTTAAAAATTGAGAGGACAGATGAAAACGGATTCATAATATGTGCGCATTGTGGAAAGCCCATTGTGAAAAAGTATGATTGCATAGGACACCACAAGGAAGAGCTGACAGAAGAGAATTACGAGAATCCGGAGATTTCCTTGAACCCAGACAATGTAGTCCTAGTACATCAGAGATGTCACAACCTGATACATGACAAGCTGGGCTATGTAGAGAAAAAGGTCTACATTGTGTACGGTTCACCACTAAGCGGGAAGAGCAGCTATGTTAAGAGTTTACAGAATGAGGGAGACCTTATTGTGGACATTGATAATATCTGGCAGGCTCTATCCGGTTGTGAAAGATACATAAAGCCATTGCGCCTGAGAGCCAACGTCTTTCAGGTTAGAGATGCCTTGATTGAGCAAGTGAAACACAGGACAGGAAAGTGGAGTAATGCATATATCATTGGTGGCTATCCATTCGAAGCCGAGCGGAATCGCTTGGCGGACATGCTTGGAGCGAGGCTGATTCATATAGACACTTCGAAAGAGGAATGCTTGGAACGGCTTGAATACTCTGAAGATGGAAGAGACAAAAAGGAATGGAGTAAATACATTGAGGACTGGTGGTTGCAGTTCGAGGGAGGCTTCTGACCTCCCCCCACCCTTTGGAAAAATCAAAGGCGTGGAAGACTGTTGAGAAGGTGTCAATTTTCGCAGAATTGAAAATTTGACGAGATTTTTGGAAAAGAAATTACGGAGGAAAGAAAAATGAAAGTAAAGACATTAATTCGATTCAAAGACCTTGAAAAAGATACTATCAGAGAGGTAGGAGAAGTATTCGAAGTCACAAAGAAAAGAGCAACAGAACTGAGTACAGAAAAGAATAAGGCAGGAATCAAGCTGGTTGAAATTCTGGAAGAGAAGAAGGAAGAACCGGAAGAAAAACCGGCAGAGGATGAGTAGGAAAGAAGACCTGCTTGAGCTGCTCCCGGCAGAGACGATTGTTCTTACAGAGGAAGTTGTAAATAAAATCCTATTTTTAGAAAAAAAGATGGATGAATTAAAAGAGCTTCCATTTATTCAGGTAGACCAAAAGAATAATATGCGCCAGAGGAGTACCCCTGCCGCCAAACTGTATAAGGAACTGCTCCAGCAATACACAAATTGTGTAAAGATACTGGAAGCAGTCATTTACAGAAATAGAAAGCTGGAAGGCCCTGAAGAAGAAGCCTCCCCGCTGGAAGAGTGGTTGATGAATCATGCTGATAGCAGAAAAAAAGATTTGGACACCGGATAATTCATTTCTGCTGGAGTATGCAGCGAGGATTGAAACTGGTGAGATTATCGTCGGAAGGGAGCTATGGCAGGAGCTTCAAAATTTAAAAGAGGACATGTTATCAGATGCATTCCTGTATGACACGCAGGATGCATTAATCAGAATGGATTTCATGGAGCATTGCATCCGGTTGACCAAGAGCCCTTTCTACAACAAGCCAATGGTATTAATGCTATGGCAGAAGGCTTTTATTGAAGCGGTTTACAGCTTCAAAATGAGTGATACTACATGGCGGAGATTCAAAAGAGTGCTGCTTCTGATTGCGAGAAAAAATACCAAGAGTGAAACCTGTAGTGCGTTAGGAACCACAGAGCTTGCCATCGGAAAAGCAGGAATGGACATTGTCTGTGCATCAAATGATGATTCGCAGGCGAGCATCATTTATGACACCATCGACACCATGCGACTACTGATAGACACGAATGAAAAGTATACATCGAGAAATCAGCGATTCTTAAGAAATAAGGTGACAAACACCAAGATTTTCAAAATGTCTGAACGGACGAGGAATAAGGAAGGCCGGAACATTGATGTGGGATTCCTGGATGAATCGCACGAGATGAAGGAGAATGTCATTGCAAAGCCGATTGAGCAGAGCATGTCGTTGAAGGATGAGCCGCTTTTTGTGAATTTGACAACAGAAGGATTCACAGAAGATGGATATCTCGATGAAGAGCTGGTCAAAGCTAGAAAGATAATCAGCGGAGAAGATGATGGAGTGTCAGCCATCAGGACGCTGCCATGGCTTTACACACAAGACAGTGAGCAAGAGGTTTGGCAGAATCGCAAAAGTTGGTTTAAAAGCAATCCTTCGCTTGGAATAGTGAAAAAATGGGACTACTTGGATGAACAGATAGATTTAGCGAGAAAGTCAAAGGCAGATAGAATTTATGTATTATGTAAAGATTTTAACATAAAGCAGAATTCAGCGGAAAGCTGGCTGAATCTTCAAGATTATGACTACCCGGCGAAGTTCGATATAGAAGACTTCAGGGGAGCCTATGCACTTGGTGCAGTCGACCTTGCCGAGACAACAGACCTTGCAAGCGCCAAGATTCTCATGATGCGACCGGGTGACAAAATAAAATACATTTATTCACAGTATTTCATACCGGAAAGCAAGCTGGAGGAATCAGATGATTCCACAGTTGGCGCAAAATACAAGGAATGGGCGGAAAACGGACTACTGACCATTTCAGAGGGAAGCGATATCGACCTCAGCATTGTAGCAGACTGGTTCCGGATGCTCTATGAAGAAAAGGGCATTAAAGTGTGGCGGATTGGTTATGACCAGAAGTTTGCAAAAGACTGGATTAACAGAATGGATGAGCACGGCTGGACAAAGGAGAATGGAGATTTAATCATGATTCTCCAGAATGCTCAGACATTAAGCAATGCCATGAAGCTGCTGGAAGCCGATTTTAAGCATCGCCTTGTAAATTACGATGAAAATAAAATTGATAAGTGGTGCCTTAAGAATGCAGGTATTCAGTTAGACAATCTGGGAAGATGCCTGTGTGTGAAGAAGGACAAGAGAAAAAGAATCGATGGAGCAGTGTGTGACATCATTTTATATGAGACATACCGGCAGAACAGAACAGAATTCAAGAAGCTGGTGGAAGGAGAGTAAGAAGTGGGTTGGTTTGGCAATTTACTTGATAAGATTTCGATAAAAAGAATAACCGGAAGGTATATGGACATAAACGGTGGGACACCGATTTTTTCACAGTTTGGTCAGGACATTTACGCAAGTGATGTTGTGCAGCAGGCTGTATCCTGCATTGCACAGGAAATGAAGAAACTGCGCCCAGCTCATATCAGAGATGATGGAACTGGTGTGTATGCTGTTAAAAAAGGCGATATCGCAAAGATATTGAACAAACCAAATCAGTTTCAGACGACGGCAGACTTCCTGGAAAGTATAACAACACTGCTTTTTTTAAATTATAACGTGTTTATCATCCCGACCTATTATGAATGGTACGACGACAATAGTCAGTACCATAAGGTTTACGATGGTCTATATCCGATTGTACCTACGCAGGTAGATTTTATCGAGGATGCAGCAGGGCAAATGTACACGAAGTTTACTTTTGAAAATGGAAAAAGTTACCTGATTAACTATAGGGATGTGATTCACTGGAAATTCCGGAATTCGTCAAACCTGCTGATGGGCGGTGATAAGTCTGGAAGACCAAACCACAATGCACTCCTTCAGACGCTTGCATTGAATCATGAGCTTCTTCAGGGCGTATCAAAAGCAATGAAGGCTACATATGCAGTTAATGCTGTGGTTAAAATTCCGACAGTAATGGGAAAAGAAAAGTCAGAAAATGCCATAAAGGAATTAAATGAGAAGCTGAAAAATTCAGAAAGTGGACTAGCAGCCATTGACATGAAAGCGGAGTACATCCCGATTAAAAAAGAGGTCAAACTGGTCGATAAAGACACACTTGAATTCATTGACCAGAAGATATTGAGGACATTTGGGGTGCCGCTTCCAATTCTAATCGGGGATTATACAAAGGCACAATATGAGGCTTTCTATCAGAAGACAATTGAGCCGCTTATCATCTCACTCAGCCAGGTCCTTACGGACAAGCTGTTAAGTGATGGAGAGCGGTCACACGGAAATATGATAAAGCTCTATCCGAAGGAACTCATCTTCATGAGCATGTCAGAGACGCTTGAGATGATACGGCTCGTAGGTGACTCCGGTGGTTTATATGAAAATGAGAAAAGAACAGCTCTTGGCTTGATGCCATTAGAAGAGTTAAATGGAGTCAGAATGCAGAGTTTGAACTATGCAAATGTAGAGATAGCTGGAAAGTACCAGCTTGGAAAAGTAGATGGAAAGAAGGAGGCATAAGAGCATGGGTGCAATTTTAAGAACGAGAGCCTTTGATTGTGAAGTCAGGGCGGAGAGCAATGAGAAACACGGCAACTATATCACCGGCCGGGCAATTGTATTTAATTCAGCAACCGACATGGGCTACTTTGATGAGGTGATAGAGCCTGGTGCACTGGACGAGGCAGACCTGAGAGATGTCAGGATGCTGATTAACCATGATACAAAGATGGTGCCGGTGGCAAGAAGCCGGAATAACAATGCAAATTCAACACTGCAGCTTACAGTAAATGACCAAGGTATGGACATCCGGGCAGACCTTGATACTGAAAATAATCCGGATGCAAAAAAACTCTATTCAGGAGTAAGCCGTGGCGATATCTCAGGGATGTCGTTCATGTTCTACATAAAAGAGCAGAAATGGGAACGGATGGATACAGATCATCCGCTGAGACGAATCTTAAAAATCGAAAGGGTATTAGAAGTTTCAGCAGTTACATTCCCGGCTTACGAGGCTACCGAGCTTTCAGCGAGAGAAGAAAACAGACAGGCGCTGGAGAGCGCAAAGGAAGCACTGGAGAGTGCAAGACGCTCACTGGATAGTGAGAAAGCGGAAGTAGAAAGAGCCAGAGCAAAAGCACTTTATAATTTTTAAGGAGGAAAGAAAATGAAGTTATTAGAACTCTTAAAGAAAAGAGAGCAGGAATTAAGAGAAAAAATCAAAGCATCAAATGATGCAGCAGAAATCCGCTCCATGGGCGATGAACTGAATGCCACCATGGAAGAAATCAGAGCATTGGAAGAGAAATTGAAGGACCAGCAGCAGAGAAATCAGCAGGGAGAGCCTGATCCGCAGCAGAGAACGGCAACACCGGATATCCCAGACAATGCACAGTTCAGAAATGGATTTGTGGCATCCTTTAATCAGACACCGACGAATAGAAATGAAGACCCTACAGACACAATTGAATACCGCACAGCATTTATGAATTATGTGTGTAGAAACGTGCCAATTCCGGCTGAGCTGCGTGAAAATCAGGTGACAACCACAACGGATGCATCTGCTGTTATTCCAAAGACAATTTTAAATGAAATCGTTAAGAAATTGTCTACATTTGGAAATATTTACGCAAAAGTAAGAAAGCTTAATGTTAAGGGTGGAGTTTCAATCCCAGTCCTGACATTAAAGCCGGAAGCAAAGTGGATCGATGAAACAACACCAAGTGATACGCAGAAAATCAAAGCTGATGAAAAGATAACTTTCTCATACTTTGGGGTAGAGTGCAAAATTGCTCAGTCATTGCTTGAAAACATCACCACGCTGGACATCTTCCAGGAACAGTTTGTTGAACTGGCTACAGAGGCAATTGTAAAAGCGATTGAAATTGCCATTTTCAACGGAAACGGAACAACACAGCCGACAGGTATCTTGAAAGATACCAGAGTACCTTCCACAAACGTAATCACCATGACACCGGAAGAGTTCGCATCCTGGGATGGATGGCACAAAAAGGTAAAGGCAAAGATGAAAAAAGCCTACAGAGATGGTGAATTTATCATGGCACAGGGCACCTTTGACGGTCACATCGATGGAATGACCGATAAAAACGGTCAGCCAATCGGAAGAATTAACTACGGCTTGAACGGAGAGGAAAACTACCGCTTCATGGGAAAAACTGTTGAGACCGTGGAAGACGAATGCATTGCATCCTGGGATGATGCAAGTGTAGGAGATGTAGTTGCGGTATTTGTAAAATTGTCAGACTACGGCATTAATACGAATATGCAGATGACTACCGTTAAGTGGGTGGATCATGACACAAATGAAATCAAGAATAAATGCATCATGATTCTTGATGGAAAACTCATCGACCCGAACGGAGTCCTCATCATTAAAAAAGGTGAATCCACAGTAAGTGTTAAAAAAGGTGAATCCACAGTAAGTGTTAAAAAAGGTGATGAATCCACAGTAAGTGCGTAAGGGGCAGTGACATATGGATGATGTCTTAAAAAAAGTCAAGGATACGCTCGGAATCACGGGTGATTATCAGGATAACACCTTACGATGCTACATTGAAGAGGTGCAGGAGTACATGAAGGATGCCGGTATCTCGGAAGAAGTGGTGAACGATAAAGCATCCTTCGGAGTAATCGCAAGAGGTGTATGTGACCTTTGGACATACGGACCGGGCAACCTGTCAAACTACTTCATGCAGCGGGTTATTCAGCTTTGTTATAAGGGGGAAAAGTAAATGTATCACCAGACAGAGCCATTTAATCATCGCTTAATATTGTGCACACCGACCACCAGAAAGGTGGTTGGTGTGGTGCAGAAAGAATTTAAGGAAGCCGGAGAGATTTTCTGTAACTTCAGAACGTTTGGTGGGACAGAGACCACAGTGAACGGAGTGTTTACGGTGGTGGATACGGCAGACGTGACAACCTGGTACCGGCCGGATATCACGGCAGGGTGTCAATTTAAGGATGGAACAGATGTCTATGAGGTGCTTGGCACACCGGAGGATATTGAAAAGCGGCATCAGTACATGAAGTTTAAAATCAGGAGGATTGCAGGCGGTGCGTAACAAGGTAGGGCTTCAGTTCGAAGGGTGGCAGGAGATGATTGCCAACCTGGACAAACTGGGCGGCTCAGATGCCATGAAAAAGGGCGTGGAAGCCGGGCTTACTGCTTCGAAAGAGGCGGTAAATGAGAAACTTGAAAAAGCTATTGAAAAGAGCAATTTGCCGGCACACGGTCGCTTCTCAACCGGAGAAACCAAGAAGTCCATTGATAAAGAGATGAAGGTTGACTGGGAAGGTGGAACTGGGAGCATCAAGGTAGGATTCGACTTCTCGAAATCCGGACTGGTCAGTATTTTTTTGATGTATGGCACACCGAGCATGAAGCCGGTTAAGGGATTGAAAGCTGCCGTTTATGGCACAAAGACACAGAAAGAAATAGGAGAGCTTCAGGAAGCTGAAATCTCAAAGGTTATTAAAAAAATCATGGAGGGTTAACATGGAGAAAAAGCTGGTTGAAATCATGGAGAAGACAGGATATCCGGTTTATTTGCAAGGAAGTTTACTGAAGGAAGAACCGTATCCGGAGAGCTTCTTTACGTACTGGAATGACACATCAGACGGAGACAGCTTTTATGATGATGACGAGAGAAGCATTGTCTGGGAGTTCAGCGTGAACTTTTACTCCACGGATCCTTTACTGATTCAGACACAGCTTGACGCTGTGAAAGACCTCTTGAAGAAAGAGGGATTTGTGGTGAGCGGAAAAGGACATTCGCTCGCCAGTGACAAGAAGACACACACAGGAAGAGGCCTTGATGTCTCTTATAAGGAGGTTTAAAAATGAAATACACAGAATACCGTGGAGTCAAGAGCCTGGTTGCAGCAGAAGTGACCAAGGATGAAGCTGGAGAGCTGACATTTGGCACACCATTTCAGGTTGCCGGTGTAGCAGAATTGAGCAAAGATACTGAGACAGGCTCAGACACACATTACTATGATAACATCCCGGCAATCGTAATCGATTCGACCGGAGCAGATACCGTAAAAATTAATGCATCCGCACTGGATTTGGATGTCTTAGCAAAATTAACCGGTCAGTACTATGACGAGACAACCGGAATGCTGGTGGAAGGAGAAAGAGAAAGTAAATACTATGCAATTGGTTATGTCACTGAAAAGACAGACGGCTCGGTGATTTTTGTATGGAGATTAAAAGGAAAATTTGCAGTTCCATCCAGTACTCATAAGACAAAGGACAGTGGTACAGATGCAAGCGGTCAGGAGCTGACCTATACCGGAATCAACACCACTCACGTCTTCGAAAAGACCGGAAAGACTGCAAAAGCAGTTGTCGTAAAGGCAGAAACCGTAAAACAGACAGAAGCGAAGTTCTTCGAAACAGTTCAGACACCGGACAGCGTTACGGTTGCAGCGTAAAAACAGACGGGGACACCGAAAAGGTGTCCCTGTTTTTGAAAGGAGAAAAACATGGAATTCAAATTAACAATATATAAAGATGAATCACTCCAGGAAGTGAAGCGGATTGCAGAAGCGGACAGCTTGAAAATCCCATACCGCACTTCCCTTAATTTAATAAATATGCTCGCTTCAATTGATGGAGAAGAGGGAGAGGATGTGCTGGGTGCCATCAGAAGCACACCGGAATGCCTGAATAAGATTCTCAAGGCTACTTTTGGTCTGACAGAAACAGAACTGGATGGCATTAATGCAGCAGAGCTTATTGATGTTGTAAAAGGATTAATGACATGGTGCATTGCTCAGCTTAGGGGGATGCACAAGCCAAAAAAACAGTAAGCGGTGGTGTGAAGCTCACATTACCGCAGGCATTTGCAGAGCTGAACCTGTCATTGTGCGGACAGTACAAAGGGATGAATCCGATTGAATTACTGGACTATCCGGCAGAGGACGTTTTTCAGCTTATTAACGACATGATAGACCATAATGACCGGGCAGAAGCAGAAAAGGCGGTAGAAAAAGAAATCCGTGTACCTGCAGGTGATAATTGGTTTTAGGAGGGAAAAATGGCAAGAAAACAGAATGAGACAACGACAAAATTCAAGGTGGACATATCTGAGCTAAAAGCAGCCATGCAGGAAGCAAAGCGGCAGATTACGCTTGTAAATTCTGAATTCAAAGCAACCAGCTCCGGAATGGATGACTGGAAAAGCAGTACAGATGGCGTCAGTGCAAAAATCCGGTCTCTGAATAAGGTTTTAGAACAGCAGGAGAATATCCTGAAGGCAGAGCAGGAGCAGTTGATACTTACAGAGCAGGAGTATGGTTCGAATTCTGCAGCGGCTGAGAATTTAAGAATTAAAATAAATAATCAGCAGGCAACCGTGAACCGTACCAAGAAAGAAATTGCCGATTATGAAAATCAGCTTGAGACACTTCGAACAGCAGAAGAAAATGCCGGAGATAGTGCGCAGGCAGCAGGTAAAGGGTTACAGGATAGCGGAAAAGAAGCAAAGTCAGCGGGTGAAAAGGCAGAGGGAAGTGCAGAAGGCTTCACGGTGCTGAAAGGAACTCTGTCGGAGCTGGCAGCAGATGTCATTAGAAACTTAATTGAAGAATTTAAAGAACTGATGACAGAAACGGAAAGCGCATACAATAAGTTCCAGGCACAGACTGGAGCAAGTACAGAAGAAATGAAGGCATTCAAGGCTGAAATGGATGACCTGTATAATAATGCATATGGAGAAAGCCTGGAAGATATAGGAAACAAAATGGCCTATGTCAAACAGACAACGGGGGAAGTAGATCCAAGCAAAATTAGAGAATTAACAGAAAATGCCATAGCATTGGAAGATACTTTTGGATCTGATTTCAACGAGACAATCCGAGGAGTTAGCAATTTAATGAAACACTTTGGCCTTGATGCACAGACAGCCTTCGATTTGTTCGCAAAAGGAAGTCAGAATGGGCTTGACTACACAAGTGAGCTTGGAGATAACGTTGCAGGGTACAGCGGAAATTTTGAGCAGGCAGGATATTCCGCCCAGGAGTATTTTCAGCTGCTGGAAAATGGAACAAAGGGTGGAGCTTATAACCTCGATAAAGTGAATGATTCTATTAATGAGATAAAGAACAGACTTGGTGACGGAACAATCGGAGATAACCTTGACTTATTCAGCAATAAGACAAAATATGCATTCAAGAGTTGGTCAGAAGGAAAGGGCACCATGAAGGATGTCATAAATTCTATCGTGGGTGACATCACAAAGTGCACCGACGAGCAGGAAGCATTAAACATGGCAGCTACAGCATTTGGAACAATGGGTGAGGATGCAAACCTTGAAGTGGTGAAGTCTCTGACTACGCTTGGAACGTCATACAATGACGTGAAAGGCACCATGGAAGACCTGAAGGAAATCCGATATGACGACGTGGGAACCAGGTTCAAGGAATTGGGAAGAACTTTAAAAACAGAAATGCTCATTCCGATGGCGGAGAAAGCAATCCCATATTTTGAAAAATTTGGAGATTATGCCATTAAAAATACAGATGATGTGATACGGATTCTGAAAATCCTTGGAATTACTCTTGGCACGGTGTTTGTCATAAATAAAGTGGCCACGTTTGCGAATAGCGTAAAAAGTCTTGCAACAACATTCGGATTATTAAAAGTAGCCACAGATGCTGAGACAACATCACAGCTTGCTCTAAATACTGCTTTCCTTGCGTCACCAACAACATGGCTAGTGGCTGGAATCGCAGCAGTAGCAGGTGGCTTGGCTTATCTGGCAGTGAAAGAAAAGGAAGCGATAGAAGCGGAATATGGACTGACGGAAGCGCAGCAGGCAAACATTGACGCAATCAATGAACGCTACGAGGCTTATAAGCGGATAGAAGATGCCAGAAATGAGAGCGTATCCGGAATTGTGTCAGAATACAACCACTTGGAAGAATTAAAGGATGAATTGAACGGTCTGATTGATGTAAATGGAAAGGTAAAAGAAGGGTATGAGGACCGAGCAAACTTTATCATAAATGAATTATCAGAAGCACTAGGAGTGGAACAGGAAGACCTCTGGAATGAAATCGCAACTTATGGAAAGCTGGGAGAAACCATTGATGAGGTTATGGAGAAAAAGAAAGCAGAAGCCATTTTAAGTGCAAATGAAGAGGCGTACACGGAAGCCATTACAAACAAAGTAGAAGCTCTGAAAGAGTGGAAAAAGAACCTCAGTACATATGACGAAGTAAAGCAGAAGTATGAGGAGTCAAATGAAGCGATTGCAGAGCATGAACGTTTACTTGCCGGTGGAGATATCGATGGCGCAGCAGAATATTATAACCAGCACAAGAAAGTCATATTAGCAAATGACGAACTGAAAGAATCATTTAAAAAGAGCAAAGCAGCGGTAGATGAATCAGAATCGAATTATATTAACTACTGCAACGAGGTAGTTAATTACGAGAATTTGAAAGAAGCTACCATTTCGGGAAATGCAGACAAAATAAGTGATGCAATGTTGAAGACGCAGTATAGCTTTATCACAGCAGAAAATGGAACAGAGCAGAGCTTAAAGAATCAGCTATTTAATTTGGAACAGAATTATACAGACATGAAGGATGCCATTGAAAACAACACCCCAGGAGTGACACAGGAGATGGTAGACCAGGCGCAATACATGGTAGAGCAGGCGCAGCTAGAACTGGACAAATATGCTGATGGAGCAAGTGAAGCGGGCGGTGTCGGAGCAACCGCATTTGCAAATGGAATGCTGATGAAAAACGACTTGGTAAGCGATGCCGCAGCAGGCACAGCGGACACAGCAAAGTCACAGCTTGACGGTGCTGACACATATTCAAGCGGAACAAGCATTGTAGATAAGCTGGCATCCGGAATCCAGGACAATAGTGCTGTGGCAAATACGGCAGGACAGACGGTTGCTGGAAATGCAATAGATGGGATTTCTAGCAGAAATGGAGATGCAGAAAAAGCGGGAGAAGATTTTTCAAATGGATTTGCAAATGGAATCGTAGGAGGAATAACAGCAGCAGGAGATGCAGCAGTTAAACTGGCACAGGAAACAATGAAAAAGTTTAAAAGTAAAGAAGGACTGGATGAGCATTCGCCATCAAAGAAATCATATGATGACGGAGATTTATTTGTGGCAGGATTTAGAAATGCGATTGTAGACAAGACAAAAAATGCTGTCAAGGCAATAAAGAATCTTGCTGCAGATTCGCTCAAGGCATTGAACAGCGAGCTTTCAAATGATATTAACGTGCCAGAAATCAGCGCTACAGCAAACACATTGAAAAAAGCCGGGAGTTGTACCGGTGCAACCACGGAGACAGGAACTGAGCAGAGGACAATTATTCAGAATTTCTACCAGACAAATAATAGCCCGAAGAGCTTGAGCAGGCTTGAAATTTACCGTAACACAAAAAATCTGCTCGGATTTGCAGGAGGACCACAATGATAAGTTTAATTGCAGAAAATGAAAGAGGAGACAGAATCGATTTTTCAAAGAATAAGGACTACACCATATACAAGGTGGATGGAATTACCCCTGTGGAGGCTACAATAGCCTCTACAGCGAATTCTACAGCGGATGGTGCTACAATTAACCGCCGGAGCATCGGATACCGTAATATCGTCATTTACATGACCATTAATGGAGAAATTGAAGAGAACCGCTTGAAACTGTACCGGTACTTTCCAGTAAAAAAAGATGTGCAGCTGCACTTTGAAACGGACAGTAGAGATGTGCTTATTAATGGAGCGGTTGAATTGATAAGCTGTGACATTTTTTCGGCACGGGAAGCGGCACAGATAAGCATCATATGTCCACAACCGTACTTCCGGGCAGTAAATGACCTGGTAAGTTACTTTTCGGACACAGAAGCGCTGTTTGAATTCCCATTTTCCATCGACAAAAATGGAATTGAGATTTCCAGGATTGAAAGGAACATCAGAAAGAGCATCATAAACACCGGAGAGACAGAGACGGGCATCATCATTCAGCTTTATGCCACAGGAGAAGTGGTCAACCCGATTATTTATGATGTAGATGAAAAAACCTATTTGAAACTGAACTACACCATGCAGCAGGATGACGAGATTGTGATTAACACAAATACTGGTCAGAAAGAGATTAAGCTGATTCGTGCTGGAGTTGAGACAAATATCATGGGGCATTTGTCACCGGGCAGTACGTGGCTTCAGGTAGAGCAGGGAGACAATGTCTTTACTTATAATTGTGACAGCGGAAACAGTGACCTCAGAATCACATTCATAACACAGCAGTTATACGGAGGGCTTTAAGATGGAGATGCGGGTTCTTGATTTTAATTTTAATCTGCTTGGAACGATAGACACATATGAAAGCTCAATCTGGAGACCGGAGTATTATGGAGTGGGTGATTTCGAGCTGTATCTGAGAGCATCGGAAAAGGCAATAGACCTGTTGAAGAGAGAAAGACTGCTTGTACGGTCCCAGGATGTCCATGTGAACAGCGACGAGACAGAAGTGATTTATAAAAAGGTCATGATTGTACTTAACTTTAATATAGTAACGGATAATGAAAGCGGAGACTATATCACAGTAACTGGAAGAGAATTGAAATACATTCTTCACAAGCGGATCGTGTGGAAGCAGACCAACCTTGCCGGAACCTGTGAGGATGGGATAAGGACATTGGTGGCGCAGAATGCCATCAATCCGTCAAATAGCAGCAGAATCATCCCAAACCTTGTACTGGGAGACAAAGCGGGAATCACAGACAAGGTAGAAAAGCAGATTACCGGAGACAGCCTCGACCTTGCTATAAAGGATATTTGCACAACTTATGAGATTGGCTGGGATATTTATATTAAAAACAAAAAGATGATACTTGAAGTCTACAAAGGAGAGGATAGGTCGCACGGGCAGAGCGAAAGACCGTTTGTGGAATTCAGCGAAGCACTGGACAATCTTGTAAATACAAGCTATCAGATGCGGACAGAAGAGTATTCGAATGTGACATTAATTGGTGGAGAGGGAGAAGGAACGGATAGAAAGTATGCATCCGTAGGCAATAGCCTGAAAGGGCTGGAAAGAAATGAAATTTTCACTGATGCAAGAGACATCAGCCAGACAACCACGGATGCGACCATCACGGATGAACAGTACAAGGTGCTGCTCCAGGAACGTGGCAAGGAGAAACTGGCAGAACTGGGCATGACAGAAGGCTTTTCCGGAGAGGTATTAAGCAACAATACATTTACCTATGAGGAGGATTTTTCCATGGGTGATATTGTTACAGTCACAAATAAATACGGAATCACCAGAAACGCAAGGGTAATAAGCACAATAGAATCGGAATCAAGTACAGGAATTACCTTGATTCCACAATTTAATTTGTAGGAGGAATAGAATATGTGGGAAAGCGGATTTTTTAACAGCATTAACGGGGACAGAAAGTATGATGCGGAAGAGATGAGTGAGATATTTCAAGGGCTTATCTCGGACGGAGTATATGAAAGCGTCGGCAATAAGCTGGCGGTACGTCCGCAGGATGGCATGACCATTAAGATTGACACTGGAAGAGGTTGGTTTGATAAAAGATGGGTCGACAACAGCTCGGAATACCTTATGACGCTGGAGAGTGCAGACGTGACATTAAACCGGTACTGTGCTGTGGTTGTAAGAACAGACAGAACAGAAAGCGTCAGAGCATCCGCACCGGTGCTGAAATACGGAGCATATGCTACAAGCCCGAAAAAGCCGGAAATGACACGGACGGAAGAAGTCAAGGAGTATTGTCTTGCCTATATTTATATTAAGGCTGGAGCGACACAGATAACAGCAGCAGACATTGAAGATACAAGAGGAGACACGGAACTGTGTGGCTGGGTTACTGGTCTGATTGAGCAGCTGTCAACCACCACGCTGTTTGAACAGTGGACGCAGATTTTTTCAGACTGGTTCGCCGGATTGCAGGATATCATTGATACAGATGTCGAGACGAAGCTGGTCAATGCACTCCCGCAGGCAGTCACAGTGACATTGCCAGTGGATGGATGGTCAGCATCAGATGGTAAATATCTGAATACAGTTACGGTGCCAATTATGAATGAGACAAAGAGCGTTATCACCTATGTGAACAAGGACACCATGGCAGACTATGTGGAAGCAGGCATTACCTGCAAGGAGCAGGGGCAGAATTCATTGACGTTTGAAGCAACTGCCAAGCCTACTGCCGAGATAAAGGTTGACATCCTGCATATGGGAGTTTAAGCTGAAAGAGAAAAGCAGAATATGCATACCGTGCTTCCAAGAAAAATGGGGTTCGACTGCGTTACCGTCAAGTCCACTAAAGCTGAACAAGTCGAACTCTGTATATGATATTATCGTATACAGGAATATGTTTGGTTTGGTGTATCGAAGAAAATAAAAGTAACGGCATTGT